CATTGCTCTTGTAATCATTGGTAACATAATATGTATATTTAATTTTTTATAAAATAAATCTTCAAGGATTGCTTTTATTCTTTTGGATTTTGAAGATACGTTTAAAAGTTTTCCTTCACTTGTTAGACAAGTAGCTTCTTCTGCATATAAATCGAGTGCCGAACCAATTTCAGGTGTTGCATCCATCAAATCAACATCTCTAAACATTAATTGGATTGCACTGTAATTAACAAGGTTCTCAACAGAATTATCTGCATTTGCTTTTACCCATTGATATGATAATGTTTTTTGCTGCTTATATTGCAACAACTTTTTTTCATAATCTTCTTTATCTTTTGTTGTATATAAAACACGATTAGAATTAGAAGGCCCAATCGTAGCCGGTGTTCTTACAACACTGTCAGGAACACTGTTACCAAATAACAATGACCCAACACGTTGAAATACTGTTTGTCTATTATCAGCCATAATATATCTATTTCTTTTAAATATAATTGTTTAAATATATAAAGTAAATATTTAATATTGTTTTTCCACTTTATATGGTAATGCTGAAAAACTATTTGCTTTATATTTTTTCAAAATATCAGCAGCAAACCTCATTATATTTAATGAATCCTCATCACCAACCTCATGGTTTAATTTTCTTAATGGGGCATTACATGTGTTTGCTAATAAATTGCAACTTTCAGTATATGAATTTCCCCATCTACCACTCATTTCTTTTCTAACTTTATTAATGTATTTGGAAAGATTATATTTCTTTAATGTTGTTGCAATTATCTTATCTTTATCCTCAGTTCTATAAATTTCGCCAAGTGTTAAAACATTAAATAATTCTCTGAGTACATTAATTTTTTTGGTTTCACCCATAAATATTTGTGAGGTTTTATATGCCTCAGTATCATCATACTCCTTTGTGTCACCCCCCTCAAAAGATTTATTATATAGTTCTTTCATTTGGTCATTAATGGTGTTTTCTGTCATATAATTGAAATCTCTAAGACTATTATAAACATTTGTGTTTATTCGTAATCTTCCTGAACCAAGAGTATAAAGTAATGCTGCTTCTTGTAATTCACTATTAACTCTTTTATTAATATCATCAATATATTTTTGTATTTTAGTGTTCTCCAACCTATCAGTTCTTGGGTCAACATAAATATCAAGCCTTAATATGTATTTGGAAAAATCAGGTATTGATGGTTCATAAGATACAATCCTATCTTCCATTTCAAAATTGTGATGCGTTTGTCTTGACCGAGTTAAACCTTTACCATAAGTACTATCATTGTTGGGGTTATAATAACTTTGTTTACCCATATTTACACCCCAATAATCAATTGGTTTACCTGTAAGGTTGTTCATAATTTTCTGACCGTCAATTTGTATCCTTACACAACTACCCATATGCCCTGCATATCCTAACTCCTTGCTCCTACTCCTTTGTGTTGATAAATAAAATAATCTTTTGTTATCATATGCATCAGAAGAATTAGAAGACATTGTTAAATAAATTTCATTTTTCTTTAATATGTTGAGACAACTTTTTAAACTTGTAAAATGATAGACTATATCACTAATTCCTTCAGAAAGTATTCTTTTAACACTTTCTGTTACCATATATAAAATATCCCCTTGATTTATTTTCATTTAACTACTATATTTATAAATAAATAGTTGATTATGAGTAAAAATAAGAAAAAATACCTTACAGATGATGAAGGTAACCAATATTATATTCTAAATAACGAAAAAATATATGTAAAAGAAATTACATCATGCGTTGATTTCTTTGAATATAAAACCACCGAAAAAGAAAAAAACACAAACGAAAATTTCATCAAAGAATCTAAAAAAAATATGCTTCAAAAAATTATTTGTTCTTTGTTAGATAATAATAATAAACATTAATTATTTTCTTTTTGTAATTTTTGAAAATTTTCAAAAAAGTATTTAATGATTTTCCGGTTTCTTTTTTTAAAATTTTTGAATTTGTTATGTTGTTTTCAAATAATGATAATAAATTTTCAATTTTTGTTAATTTAGTTATTTCCTCATAATCAGATAAAATACCAACATTATTGATTTTACTTAAATAATGGCCAAACTGAGAACACCTTGCATTACATTCGGTGTCTCTTAAAAAATAAAGAATATCCATTATTTTTTGGGTAAGAAGACTATTAGGAATATTCACAATTATTTGATTAATTTTTCCTTCACAGTCATTAACCCAATGTGTTAGTTCATGTATTATAATTGAAATCATTTTTGTTTTTTCATATAAATAAAAATAAGAAAGATTGACAATCAAACTATTATTTTATATTCCATTGTACCAATTGAATTATCAAAACCAATAATAATTTTTAATTCGTATAAGTTATTATAAGGATAATATTTTTTAGTTATGTCTATTGGTATAGTGAGGGTTGCATTATAGTTTTGTTGCTTTATCTGTGAATCAATAGTATCATAGATATACTCAGCTAAAGGAAACATTTTTTTATCAACCACATGCATTTTTTCAGAAAGTATTCTTTTAATACTTTCTGTTACCATATACAAAATATCTCCTTGATTGAATAACATCTTTTTTATTTTTTAAAACATTTTATACAGCCAACGCCATTTAAATGTTGATAAACAGTTTGATAAAACAAACCGTGAATAGGACACACAATAGGTACAGGTGTATCATTATTTAATATGATATCAGGCACACATTTATAATTATACTTATCTCCATGAACAAGTATAGCCTTTTTTATGAAATCTTCTTTACGCATAATTAAATGAAAAATAAACCAAGTGGTGTACGTTTTTGTATATTAATTGTTGCATCAACCAATTCAGCATTCTCTTTCATCATGTTGACCGGTCTTAGTCTTTCCAATCTCTTATACAAAACGTCCATTGTTTTTTGATATTCCTCTTTTCCTTGTTGTATAAGCATCTGATAATCCATAGTCATTTCAGCCTGAGGAATATTTACTTTACCACTGAATTTACCACGAATAAGCCCTAATGTTTCTTTTGCTTTTGCAACCAATAATTGCCTTACAAGTGTTTTTGTTGGCCCATTTAAAAATGCGTAATCAACATCATCCATTGATACTTGGTCAGGTCTTAAAATTACATCATCTGCATGAAACCTTTCACATTCATCCGCATCACCGTTACTTGTGTCATAATAAGTGTACCACACCTCACAACCACATAAACCAAAAATGTTACCGTGCATGCCACTGAATCCAAAAGATAACCTACTACCTGGTGTTGACATTAAATGAATTAAATGTGTTCCGTCAGGACCTGCTGTTACTTTATAAGTTAAATCACTACTAAATAAACTTCTCTTGAAATTTAAATCGGCTGCTGTGTAAGCAACATCTGATACTTGTGTAGTATAAAAACCACTTCCTCTACCATAACCCGCAGGAAAACCAATAGGACCCATACCAGGCATGACACCTAAACCTGCACTATATGCTCCATTACCAAAAATAGAAATATCAGTCATTGAAGGGTTTACCCACATAACTTTATTAATTGTTCTACCTGATGGAACAACATAAACTTGTTTACCCGTTTCAATTTTAAAGAAATCTTTTTTTAACTCCCAAGGTCCTTCTTGTTGTAAACCAACTTCTTTTGAAAACCAATATGCATAATTTTTGGATAAATCTAACGTCCTCATCATAAATCCCCTTGCCAATGCAGCAGCATCGGCTGAGTATTTACCATAAAATGACATCCAATTGTTATCAATAATTTCTAATGATACAGCAGAACTATAATCTTTAATTGCGACATCTAATAAACTACAAAGTATTTCATCTGTAAGTTCAACCGCTCGAACGCCTGCACCCAAAATATTTCTTACTGTATTGAATAACTGTAATATTTCCTCAGTTACTTTTGTCATATTTTTTTATTTCATTTAAAACATCGTTATTACTTATATAAATAGTACTAAAATAATTTAAAGGAATATTTTTTTCGTATGAAACATATAAAAGTTTGATTCCATGTTTTTTACACTCATTATATTTTTCTTCATCTCTTTTTTTTGTTTTTTCAAATTCGAATGCACCACCAAAACATTCGACAGGTTCAAAATGTTGTTTACCTTGATATTCTATGCCAATGTTAAGTTCTTCTATAAAAATATCAATTCTTTTACTTCCCAACCAACTAAATTTTTTTTGTCGTTTAATGTTATAGTTACAGTTTTCTTTAATAAAATTAAATAATCTTGTTTCAGAAATATTTGATAATTCGGAACATTTAGGACAATTTTGTTTTTGACTAAGATGATTACCTGGTGACTGCCAAAATTCACCATGTTCAGGACATATAATACATACTGGTATTTTATTGTTTTTATATTCTACTTTAGAATAGTCATATTTATCACCATGTACTTCTCTTGCTTTTTTTATAAATTCCTCTGTTGTCATTTTTTTTGTTTTACAACAACATGGACAACCTTGACCGCATAAATGCGAATGTGGTGTTTGCCAAAATTCACCATGTTCAGGACATATTATACAAACTTTAGTATCTGTGTTTTTATATTCTACTTTAGAATAGTCATATTTATCACTATGTATTTCTCTTGCCTTTTTTATAAATTCCTCTGTTGTCATTTTTTTTGTTTTACAACAACATGGACAACCTTGACCATATAAGTGTTTAAAAGGCGTTTGCCAAAATTCGCCATGCTCAGGACATATTATACAAACTTTAGTACGGTTATTAATATATTCTACTTTAGAATAGTCATATTTATCACCATGTACTTCTCTTGCCTTTAAGACAAATTCTTCTGTTGTATAACAATAACTTCTATGTGAACATTTAGGACAATTTTGTTTTTGGTTAAGATGATTAATGGGTGTTTGCCAAAATTCGCCATGTTCAGGACATATTATACAAACTTTAGTATGGTTATTAATATATTCTACTTTTGAGTAGTCATACTTATCACCATGTACTTCTCTTGCTTTTTTTATAAATTCCTCTGTTGTCATTTTTTTTGTTTTTATATAAATAGTTTAAAAAAACAAAAAATCGTAGTGGAGTACCTAATAACTACTTAAATAACCAACGATAACCATCAAGTCTATCATTATCATCTTTTATTTGTTGACTGTTGTATATTGGATAATAAGTTTTTGTGGGTTCAGCAGATATTGTTTTGTTAGTTTCATTAGGATAATTCCTTTGTAGCCTCTTTGTTGTGTTTATCCATGCCTGTAAAAACGCAGCATCTTGTTTTTTGGCTTCTTGTAATGAATTAAAATGAAATTTATAAACAAACATTCCCATTGCTAAACAAGTAAGAGTATCATCATGACAACCATCCTGATGGTCTTGTCTACCATTTTTGTAAATCCAAGTATCCAACTCACTAATAACTCTTTTACTTCTTACTTTGTATTCGTTGGTTCTAATCATATTAGCAAAATGTGCTAACATCTGAAAACGCACAGAACTACTATGAAAACCTGGTAACCCATCTTTTGTCGGTTGTAATGAACTTGCATTTACCTGTGCTGTATATGTTTTTAATGTGGGGTCATCATAATAAAGATTCTCATAACCTAATCTCATTAATGTTAAAACGGTTGCATCACCATAACCACCAATACACTCAACAATACAAAAAGCATCATTATAGTATTTACCATACCAATAAGCAATTTCACCTAAATCATCACCGGTAATTTTGCCATTATATTCCATGACTTGTTCAACACATGGTTTTCCATCATCATCAATGGCATCAATATCTGTTATTTCAATCGCTGACCTATCACTACTGTCACCACGGGATGCATCAATTGACATAATATATCTATGCCCCTCAATAGGTTGTTTCCATACCCATGTATCCTCCAAATGAAAAACATCACCATCTTCGTTTTTATTGATGGGGTCTTTAACATTTAACATTGTTTGCATTTCAATATACTCAGGAGCAACAACATTTGATGCTGAACCTAAGAATGAAACTTTTAACTCCTGTGCAATCTTCTGTTCATCATTGTTAAATTGCTGACACATTCGTACAAACCAAGGACTACGAGGTTCCCATCCCTCTTTAACTAATTTTTTCCAATGCTCATCATCCCATTTAATGTCACCTTCTTTATTTAATAATGGCTCTCTATATACATCAATTTCACCCGTCTCAGCATTTTTTCTTGTCCACTCTAAAAACTTATTGTAACGAGGGTCTTCATACCACTCTAATCTAACCAATTCAAAATTATTCCAATCTTTTGTTCCTTTTAACGCTGCCCTTCGGCAAGTTTCATAATATAATTGGTCTTTACCATTAGGTGTTGAAATCATAATAACATGACCACCGGTAGAAACTGTTGGAATAGCAGATGCATAAACATCCTTTCCATTCTCAATGAACGCAGCCTCATCAAATACCAACCATGTAACACCACCAACTCCACGGGATGCATCAGGACCTGATGACCTTGCTACTACTTTACAACCATTTTTTAAACGCAACTCTTTATTATTGCAAACATCAAAAATAACATTTTTATTTTCAGGTGGTTTTAATATATCATATCCCCTATCAAAAAAATCATCACCCCACATCCATAATGGAAATTGAAGCAAGAAGTCACGAACTTTAAATAAGAACTGCTGTGCTAAATCCAATGTATTACCAATACAAAGTACAGTTTGTGGCATTTCCTTGTCTGCAAGACACATTTCGCAAGATATGAATGCACCAGCAGTTGTTGTTATACCTGCTTGCCTTGGTTTAGTCGTGACAACATTATGACCACTTGCAAATGCATGACATAAATCTTGTTGTCTTGGAAATAGTTGAAAATTAACCTCTCTACCCTGAGTTGCATCATATGTTTTAAGAAAATTTTGAATCATATATATTCTACTTTTATCCCTAAAACATTTAATGTACTCATTTTGTAATTGTCTTATATCAATCATAA